CTTTTACCCAACCAGGTTCACCTCTAACATTTGTTCCNTCAACCCANGCAATATCATCTTGAAAATTATTGTCCCATCTATTTTTCTTTTTCATTCCTTTAACATCAAACTTATAAACCTTTTGTTTAAAGACTCCTTTGACATCCCAGTGTTCTTTCATGTTTTGATAGTTGTTTGCCCATACTGGATCAGTTAAATTTTTTGCAAATTTTTCTTCTGATATCTTTGCTTGTTTCACATATTCTTCCCAACTCATTTGTAGTCCCTTTCTATAATCATTTCTAAAAAATGTATTGCCTTCAATATGTCTTGCTTCTTTCCTTTATCGCGATGTCTTATAATGTACTTAATAGCACATCCTTCTGGATATAAGATTTCATTTTCAACGACAAACTTGCTCGGCTGAATTTTATACTTTTGATAGTGACTCCCGCCGTGCTGCTTATCCCAAACTTTACTCATAGTACCTCCTGCATTGGATAACATTTATTTTCATCTTTCGGTCTTATAATATGTAAATGTTCTTTAGTTCTTGTTGCACCTACATAAAATAATCTTGTTTCATCATCTTGATTCTTGTCGTATGATTTTTTTGTATTGTGTGTAAGATCAGTTAATAGCACTACGTTATCTTCTTCACCACCTTTTGCACTGTGTATAGTTGATAGTTTGATCCGTGGTTCTTTGTTCAACATCTCACCATTACGTTTCATACGTCTTATGTAATTAATTCTTTTCTGTCCTGCTTGATCAAATGCTTCATACCAAATCTCTTTTGTTCCAAGTCCATAATCGTTTTGTAACTGATCCAAACTATACAGACTATTTTTTACCATTGATTTTAATTTATCCTTGTTCCATTTTTCTTTGCTAATGTATTTTGAAATACCTTCTATCTGTTTTGAATCCAACATTTGTCCTTTAATTAAATGTTCCCAATTTAAAGCTGCCTCTTGAATATCTTTTTCATATAACTTTTTAAATCTATTCTCATAGTAAAAACCTTTATCTCTTATCGTATCTTCTAGTGGGTCTAACATGGATCTAGTTCTAGTTAATACTAACCACTTACCTGATGACATATCTACATCTTCAAAACTATCATATGGTGTAAGTCTTCCTTCATGTTGTTTTGGATTCCAGTTCTTATCTATTCTATTACTAACTCTACCAATAATAGAACTAGCTAACTCATGTATTTTTCTTGGCACTCTTCTTGATTTAGTTAGTGGTAAAGGTTTTCCTTTTTGTGTAATAAAAGAATCTACATCTGCACCAGCCCATCTAAATATTGCTTGGTCATCATCACCTGCAATATAAGAATCTACTGTTTTATCCCATATTGTCTTAACCATGTCCCACTGCATCAGAGATAAGTCTTGTGCCTCATCTACAAATACTACATCAAAGTTTGGTGATTTATCTGACTTGATAAATTTTAAAATCATATCGTTGTAGTCTATGAGATTGTACTCTTTTTTATATCTGTCTAGTTCGTTAGCTAAGTGTATTAGTGTTTTGTATTCAACGTCTTGGTTGTGTTCTTTTAAATTATATTGTCTATCAATACTGATGTTTCTTAATTTTGCTAAATGTATAATTCTAAGATAATCACTTTTAGTTGTGAACAATCCTGTCTCTTCTTCATCATAATCGTTATAATCTAAAAATAAATTTTCTTTCCTACCTAGATCTTCGTAGTGTCTTCGTTGCATAACTTGATTCTTTTTAATACCAAGCATTCTAAACGCTAAAGAGTGTAGTGTTCTAAAGTATGGTAAGTCATCTTCAGATAAATTAAACTTATCTATCGCTCTACCTTTTGCTTCGTTAGCTGCTTTTTTTGTAAAAGCAAAATATCCAATACGATCTGGGTTAGTTGTTTTTAAATAGTCATCTACCTTTTCTAAGAGAGTATGAGTCTTACCTGTGCCTGGTGGTCCTAATACTATTGTTCTCATATTAGTACGGTGACTCCTCTTTTAATTTTCTTTGTGTATGGGTATTCTCTGGTTTTTCAAAAGCATCTACTACCATAATAGTTGGTCTTTTCTTACCAATAATAATTCTATCATCTTTACAACTACAGTATTCTTTTAACATCTGTTGAGTGACCTGTGGTTTTTCTGGCCATTTCTTTCTTTGTAAATGTCCGTGATAAAATTTATGAAATATAAATTTGTGTTTGCCTTCTTCTGTATAAACGTTTCCATTTAATATATCTTTTTTTGTAGTCTCTGCAGCAGTTCTGTTTGTGCAGAACTCTTCTAAATGTTCTTTTAACTGATCTACTATTGATGATCCTTCTGGTGCTTTTATTATTTCTACACCTTGTAACAGTTGATCAACATATGCTTCAAATTCTTTTACCGTTACTCGTTTTGGTTTTTTGTTTATTTGTTTTGCAACAGTTCTTCTAAATAATCTTTGTTCTATTAAATAATCTATGTTATCTAACTTAACCCTCTCACCATCTACATTAACCCAATAGTAAGGTTCGTCTAATTCTACTTTTTGTAAATCAGATAGGATTGGAAACACAGACTCACCACCAATACCAAACTTTCTAGTTCTGCATAGTTTTTTATCACAATGATTACACATTGGATCTTCATTACATTTAAAACCTAAATCTTTACCATCGTTAAATTTTATTTTACCTTGAACTATTTTATCATCCAAAGGCCCTTCAGAATGTTTCTCAAAGTATTTATAATTAAATNCGTTTATCTTTCCTTGCCAACTCTCTGGCCATTTTCTTTTTGCATATTGTATGTATTGATAAATTATTCTATCTCTACCGTCTTTTATTTCTGTTTGTGTTATTGATTCTAAACAAGGAGGACCATCACTAAACTCTGACTCTGGTCTTTTTATTTTTAAATTTTCTAATTGATCTGGAGTTATTTTATTTAATTCATATAGATTAAAAAAACCATCCAGACTAACAGCTTCTGCATTATCATTAAAACAATATCTTGTTGTATTTTTGCAATTAAAGTATGGTAAATTAAGAAAGTTTCCTGTATCGTCTTTGGATTTTAATTCTACTTGTTTTGGAAATACTTCCGATCCACCGTAACCCAACACTGCACTAACTGATATTAATTTATCTCTCATTAATTTTGCTTCAACAGGGACTGTTGTAAAACAAAATACGTGTGCACCACCTGATTTAGATCTAAATACTAACAGTGGTAAATTTAAACTTTTAATTTTATTTATTAATTTTTTGTGATCAAAACCTGCATAAGAATCTATATCGATACACCCCCATTTACATGTATTATCATCTGTGATTGGTATAATACCTAGACTAGGTTCAATACCGTTTAAATGATTGTGCCACATCTTTTCTGTGACTATATCTCTTTGTACAAAAGATTTACCTTTTATCTTTTGACCATCGGCACCTTTCCTATCCACATAAGTGACGCCATGAGCCCTATTCAAGCCCTGAAATATTTTAATAAACTNTTCCATAATTTTTAAAGGGCGGACCCACTCTCGCTTTCGCCGCCCTCTACCTAGGATTTTATCTAGTATGGCGATTTTTCTGTTTGTTCAGTTTCACCTTCATGCTTAACTTCAACTTCACCTTTACCAATACTAGCAGCGAAGTCTTTAGCTATTTTATAAGATGACTGATCTTTAACAGGTCCAGTTTTACTGATGTCCCAACCAAACCATGATCCTTTGTCGTTTGTCAATTGAACTGACTTTAGTTTATAAACATGGCTAAATGTTGGCGGAGTGAATAAACCTTTTTCACCCTGCATTTTGATTGACATCATCATAGAGTTCCAACTTCTACTTACCTTTAGTTGTGTTCTAGTCATTGATACCAATGCAGTAGACGGAACAGTTCCAAGAACTACAACAAAATGATTTGCTGTATTCTCAAGATAATTACCGTTTGGTAATACATCTCTGTTCATTTGATCTCGTTTAGTTGTTTTTACAATAGGATCATCTACTGCATGTATACTAACAAGACCTCCTCCTAACTCTCTAGGTTTCCACTGTAGGTATTTTCTTTCATAAGAACAAGGTAAAACCTCTATACCTTTTGCACCATCGAATAATTCTTTAGTGACAGAGTTTAATATCATTCCAGGTTCTGCACCTTGAACGTATTTACCAGCATCTCTTTTGTTTACCTCTGGAGATAACTGACCCAAAACTTTTATAAAAGGTAAAGCAAGATCATCTTGCTCTATGTTTTGAGAACCTACATTTGCATCAGCTTCAAATATATTAGCAGCCAAAGCACCTGTTTGTTTTTTCGCTATGTTTGTTTCATTTTTCATATTTATTTTTTCCTTTTTATTGTTGTCTTATTTCCAACGAATACGCTGAAAATTTCCGCTGGCATAGGTTTCCCTGCCTCAATACGCTCACGGACTAACGCTTTCAGAGTCATGGGTTCAACCTTTAATTTCTGTGTTGGTTGAAGCCCTTGACCCTTCGCAAGTTCAGCATATTCTGCTGCCTTGTTGTCTTCACCACGGCCAAAAGATACTACCACTTCATTCTTAATAATATCTCCCAGACCGTTACTTCGAAGCCAGTTATATGCCGCTTCTTTATTTGCTTGTGTAATCGTAGCATTATAGAACGGCTTAACATCTATCTGTGATCCATCCATAAGTTTGAGTTGTGATAGTCCCATCTCAGACATCATGGTTGGAATTATTTCTGAAGATAGAAGTTCTAAATCTTTTTTCCGTTGCTTCAGTTTATCTTCAATCCCCTCTATTTCAGAAACTAAAGATTCCATTTTTTGTACCTCGTTAGATAAAAGTTTTAAGTTTTCACTTTTATCTAGTACGTCTGTCTTGTCTTGTTCAAAGTTAATATTACTCATCTATTTCTCCTTTCTCGTATAGATTAATTTCAATAGGATAATATTTTCTTTCTTGTTTATCCCACTTGAGTAAGTTATATTTTCCAGTTGTAATATCAGATACAATAGAACATGCAACACCAATTATTGCAGGATCGCCTGTAAGTAGTAAATAATCTTTCTTCTTAAAATTTTTTAAACCTTGTCTCAACTTATACACGAGTGGACCTGGTGAAAAAATTATCTGAGAAAACTCTGGTAATAAAAATTTAAATTGACCATAGTTAGATGCACCCATAATATTTATTTTAGGATTACCTGCCCGTGTTCCAGCAATTTCTTGTATTACATAAACTGTAGATACAAAATTACTTTTTAAATTTTCGTATTTATTACTTTCTGACATTGACAAATCATATAACATCCTTTATATTAAAGTCAATAGAAAGATATTATGAATTATAGATTTAAAACTAAGCCATACGCACATCAATTAACTGCGTTGGAAAAATCTTGGAATAAAGAAACCTACGCTTATTTTATGGAAATGGGTACGGGTAAAACAAAAGTATTAATAGATAATCTTGCTATGTTGTATGACAAAGGCAAGGTAGATGGTGCTTTAATTATAGCACCTAAAGGTGTGATAGGAACTTGGTATAAACAAGAGATACCAAATCATTTACCTGACCATATAGAAAATGTGTCAGTAATGTGGCAGTCATTAATTACAAAAAAACAAAAAAATAATTTAGACGCTTTATTTAAACTAGAGGAAAAACTACATATATTAATAATGAATGTTGAAGCTCTAAGCACATCTAAAGGCACAGAATTTGCAGCTAGATTTTTAAATTCACATAAAACTTTAATGGCTATTGATGAGTCTACAACTATAAAAAACTCCTCTGCTAAAAGAACTAAAAATATTTTAGCACTATCTAAATATGCAAAATATAGAAGAATTATGACTGGTTCTCCTGTAACAAAAAATCCGTTAGATTTATATTCACAATGTGAATTTCTAAGTCCATGGTTATTGAACTTTCAATCATTCTATGCTTTTCGTAATAGGTACGCAGAGATGAAAACAATACATGCACGAGGAAGATCAATACAAGTGGTGCATAAATTTCAAAACATTGGTGAGTTGTCTGATAAACTAAAAGGTTTTTCTTATAGAGTGTTAAAAGAAGATTGCTTAGATTTACCTGATAAAATATATATTAAAAGAAATATTGCATTAACATCAGAGCAATTAAAACTATATCAACAAATGAAGACTATGGCACTTGCTGTGTTAAATGGTAAACAAGTTACCAGTGTTACAGTTCTTACACAGTTAATGAGATTACATCAAATAACCTGTGGACATTTTACAGCTGACGATGGTAGCACACAACTAGTTAAAAGTAATAGGATAACAGAGTTGATGGATGTATTAGAAGAGGTAGAGGGTAAGGCTATTATCTGGGCTAATTACCAACATGATATTACTAATATTATTAAAGCTATCGTAGAAGAATATGGCGAAGAGTCTATTGTAGATTACTATGGTCTAACAGCACAAGAAGATAGACAAGAAAATATTCAACAGTTTCAAAATAATTCTAAGTGTAGATTTTTAATTGGCACACCACAAACAGGAGGTTATGGTATTACTCTTACCGCAGCCAACACAGTGATATATTATTCTAATGGTTACGACCTAGAAAAGAGGCTACAATCAGAAGACAGAGCACACAGGATAGGACAAAAAAAATCAGTGACTTATGTTGATTTGATTTGTGAGAACACTGTTGACGAGAAGATTGTGAAGGCTTTAAGAAATAAAATAAATATTGCATCTGAAGTCCTTGGTGAAGAATTACGAGATTGGATCTAAACTAAATTCTTAGCACCGCCAAGAACTGGTTTGTATTTTGTTTTACCCTCTGATCTATATGCATGTAAGTAAGAAGCTCTTGGTGTCCCCTCAATCCACGAGCAGTGAATCCACCCGCTATTAGGTTCACCTGGAGTGTAGAACTCGAGGATGAGCTGGTCATACGGAAGGTTCTTATGTATCCAATCAGCTAATTCAGCATTGTCTACACCTGGACATTCGAAATCGGCCGCCTCGGCTTTGGCATGTTGGCTGTTCTGACCCGATCCTATGGCTAGGCACAGCTCTACGCTACGAAACCCACTGGTAATTTTAACTCTGCCAAAATGATCACGTACTGGCTGTAAAATATTTTCGCACAATAATTTTAATTTTTCTACTTGTTCTGCACTAGGGTTATTATTAATGCCTTTCCTGATAGCAGTGTCACTTTTGGTAAGCTCTGAGAGAGTGAAGTTCCGTGTAAGATTCATAGTTTTCCTTTTAGTTCTTGTAAATATTTTTCGTTTTCTTCTTGTTCAATTTGTTCTGGAGTTTTTTGAATTTTATTTATCACATAATAAACAGCACTAGCTCCAATAGCTATGCATGCCATGCCATAAAAAAACATTCCAATGCCAAAGTTAGCTGTCATTATTTCATATAGTTCATGAGTAAAGCTAGAATTACTGATCCCATTCCAGCTACAATCATGTATTCAATTCTTTTAATACGTTCTCTCATTTCTTTTATTTGTTCGAACGTTTGCTTCTGCATGATTCTACAAAGTTTTTCATGCGCTTCTATTTTTTGTAATGCCGATCTTTTAGTCATAATTATCCTTGTGGAAACAATATCTGTAGTTTTTGCGCCGTTGTCAAGTTAGAAAAAGACCCTGCTGCGTTAGGATTATTAACAATGTTTGCATCAATACCAGGTAGATTTAACGACGTTGGTGTTGCAGGTGTGTCTTGTGTAATAGGTAATAATGGGTTTTCAAAAAACGGAAACGATGGTTCATCTAAAGAAACAAGTCTCATTTCACCAGAAAGTTGTGCGATAACAGGTGCTGCATCTGTTAATGGATTTATTACACCTATTCTTGATGCATTTTGTGCAAACGCAGATCTTACTTCATCAGATAATGTTATTGGTCTAAAATTACCATTACGTATTGAATTAACGTCTACATTAGATAATCTTCCTGTTGCAGACCGGTATGCAGACGGACTAATATTTAAAATATCTGCAGCATCTAAATCTTTTCCAAATTCTTTTCTAACACCAAACAAAGCTCTATTGGCATTTAGATATGCATCAACTACAGCTCTTGGTTCTATCGGTCCACCACGTAGTGCTTCTCTAGTAAATAAAGATCGAGATTCTCTGACACCTCTTTGATAATTAGCAACTTTAAATTGTAAACCTCTTTCAGGATTTACATTAACCGATCTAAAACCAAACAATCCTGCAAACTCATCACCAAATTCAAATGTCTGACCGTAATCATCAAATTTACCTTTGGTTAAAACATCTACAGACTCTATAGATTTGTCTAATCTTTTTAATTGTTCAAATGAAAATGGCATCTGTGCTCTTACTAAGTGCTTCATTATTTTAACACCTTTGTCACCTGCTGTATCTTGTGGATTAAATATTTGAAAACCCTCTCTGGTTCTACCGCCTCTAGCTATTAGATCTGCTACAGCTTCTGTCCAAATAGATTCTGATATAAACGGTTGTGCAAACTCAGACATAGATGCAAATGTACCAGCAAGAAAGTCATCCATTAAACCGTCTTCATCAGTTCTGCCATCTGCAACAGAATTTAATAAAGTTTGCACCGGTCTAACTAATGTATCGTAAGCATTAGCATGACTAAAATCTATATATTTAAAATTACCGTTTTCGTCTTTTATTGGCAGTAGTGTTGAGTTTTTTGACCAGTCAGCTACATATCTTCTAAGTGCTTCTCTTTCTTCATCAGTTACATCATAGATAGCTTGGAAAGCTTTTTGTGTTGCATATGGTACAGCTGCAACTGTAGTACCAAAACCAAACAATCTTGTGTATCCAATGGTTTCAAATGGTTTTACCACTGTGCCATCAGCAAGTGTAAATGTTTCATTTATCTCTCTAAGACCACGTCTTACAATATTTGTGCCTGTTCTAACTATCTCTGCAGG